CTACTTTAACATATCTGTTTACAGTACATGCCCCTGACCCTGCAACAGTAGTCCCTGCATTCGTTGCCATTGTTATGGTAAAAGTATTAATGGTTGCACTAGTTACTTCAAAAGTTTGATCCGTAAAATTCGCTGCAGTATACCCCGCTCCCACTGGAGGAGTTACGCTAGTAAAAGTAAAGTAATCCCCTGCGATCATTTTATGGTCAGTTAAGTTAACGGTGACCGTTGGCGAGGTGTTAGTGGTATCAAAGGTTCCTCCCGTTTGAGCTGTCTCTAAAGGAGTGATATCGTAATAAGCTCCTCCATAATAAATAAATAATCCTCTTTGTGTCCCAAGCGCTATGTATCTATTGCCATCTAGATCCGACCACTGATGCTGTGCTCTGGTAGAGCCTGCTAACGTATTGGTAGTAATTTTAGACCAACCGCCTACTTTTTCAGGGAAGCCATAACGAAAACGTACAAAATCACCGTCCACATACTGTCCTTCAGCTGCGGTATCGGTTATTTGTTTATTAAAGCCTGGTCTTATATTAATTAAATTTAAAGGCATAATCTTGCATTATACAGATAGTCTTAGTAGATTACAACTTACCAAATAAATGAATAACACTTGCTTTTAAAACAAAAAGATTAATATGATTGTTTATACTTGTTTAACTGGAGATCACCCTATTATCCCTGAACAACAACAATTTGAAACAGGTATAAAATACATCTTTTTTCATACTCATGATATTAAAAACAAACATGGTCAATGGCAGTTTAAAAAAATACCCATAGAAAAAAACGAACTATATACACAGCGGAAATATAAAATATTAAGTCATGAGCTATTTAATGAACCAAACGCCTATTTTGATACAAATACTATTTTTAAACCTGATTTAAAAATTAAGTTAAATGAGTGTGTTCAAGAAACTGATTTTGCTACAGCATTACATAACACTAGAAAAACATATCTAGATGAGTGTTGTTTTCTTTTGACCAAAGGAATGACTCCTAGTCATATCATAAAAACAACCAAATATTTAAAAAAATTAAATTATGATTTTAGTAAACATGTTTGTATTTTAGCAGGGCAGATTATAAGATCCACAGCAGAGGTAGTAGAAAACATAAATAACACTTGGTGGAAAATGTGGCAAAAATTTGAAAAGAGAGATCAAATTTTTCTATCTCCTAGTTTTTATTTTAATAACACGTCCCTTAAAACATTTCCTTCTTCATGGCTAAGAAATAGATCTGATCAATATTATGGTTTTTGGAAAAAATCAGAAGAATACTATCCAATTTGGAACAAAGGCAATACAACTGTATTGCCAAAATTAATAAATGATATAAGTAGTATTATTAGAAATGATAGAAATATTTGATAATTTTTTTAACGAGCAAGATTATTTAAGAATAACTGCAGAGTCTAAGGTAAAATGGTCGCTTCGTCAAAGCCGTGTATACAAAGATTTAACAGATGATTTTTACACTAAGCACTGCACTGAACAAATAGGAAACAAATTAAACAAAAAAGTTTCTTTATATCGAGCGTACAGTGTTGGAGTTTTTGCAAATGTCTCTGATATTCAAAAAATACATGCAGATAAAAACTCTACTCATACTGCTTTGTTTTATGTAAATCCAATATATGATAAATCATGGCTTGGCGGTACAATCATTTGGACGGATAAACCAAATTATATAGAATTTAAACCTAATAGGTTAGTTATATTTAAAGCCGAACTAGAACATACAGGTACCGTGTTCAAGGATAGTAAAGACGGTAGAATAATATGTGTGTGGAAAATAAATGTTGAGTAAACAATTAATAAATCCGTCTTATGTATATAAGTACAAAATGCCATCTACAATTACAGATGAAGCATTAAATTATATAGAACAATTAAAATTTAAAAAAGGATTTTTTAGACCCAATTCTACTTCGGAAGATTTTACTTTACATACTAAAGACCCTATAAAAAAGGGAGCGGATATTATTTTAAACCAAATGGAACAAATAATAAAAGAAAATAGCTTTGAAGCTAGTGACTTGCATATTACCAATTCTCAAGTCAATTGTACTAAACAAGAAGAATTTCATTCTCCTCACGATCATGCTAATTGTTTGCTGACATGTGTATGGTATTTAAATGATGCAGATTGTAATACCTTATTTTATAGACTTAATGAATGGGTAGATCAAAAACTATATGTGTATCCAATGCGACCAAGAGGTGGGTCATCAGGAGCATCGTTTAGTTTTAAATTATTAGATTGGTATGATGAAGAAGGACAACATATACAAGAAAACTTTGAACCTTTTATGGTACATAAAGAACCAACCATTAAAAACAATGTGCTTATCTTTCCCTCTTCTATGCTTCATATGGTTACAAAAAATAAAAGCACACATAATAGATATACATTTAGTATGAATGTATTCCCTAAAAAGTTTGGACAGAAAACAAACCAAGTAGATTTAACATGATAGTTATTACAGGCTCCTCGGGTTGGTTAGGTTCTCATTTAAAAAAATATTTCTTAGATGTTATTGAGTATGATATTAAACAAAATAAAAACATATTAAATTTTACTCCGCCTAGTAACTGTGATTTAATAATACACTTAGCAGCAAAACCAGGAGTTAGAGAAAGCATACATAATCCTGAAGAATATTGGAAAATTAATGTAGAAGGAAGTAAACAAGTTTTTAAACATAACATACCTACTATCTACACCTCTACGTCCGCTGCAAAACAATGGTGGTTAAATCCATATGCAACAACAAAAAAAGTAGCTGAAGATTTTAACGAATTGGGAACTAATTTACGATTAACCAATTTATATGCAGATACATATGAAGGTAAAGAAGACTTATTTGGATATAAATTTAAAAACAATACCTTACAATATATTAGCAAAGGACACAGTAGAGATTTTATTCATGTAGAAGATGTGTGTGAGATTATATACAGATTGTCAAAACAACCTTTAATGAAAAAAACTTTTGATGTAGGGTCAGGTGTTTCTATAAAATTAAAAGATATAGCTCCTTCTTTAATAGAAAAAGAAGCAAATCCCTATGAGCTACAGGAAAATACATGTGATCCTTTTGACTTATTCAATTTAATAAAATATAATTTAAAACATAACCCTAAAGAATACTTTAATGTTTGAGTTTATTGACAAATCAAGTCCTGTCCCTTCTCATAGCCAAAGTTTGGTTATCACATACCCTAGAACAGTTGATATTTTGTATGGTTATTATCCGCATCTTGCAGATATACACAATTTTATATTAGAAATTAAAGAAAAAATATCAAAAGAACATTCATATCAAAGCAATGTAAAAGGAGGAAAAACGCCATGGACAGCCTTTGTAGACCATTCCTTTACTGCAAAATTTATCCAACATTGTATACTAAAACACCAAAGTACTCATCCTAATCTTTTTGAAAATTTTTTAAGTAAACATTTTATAAAAGAAGCATGGGGAACAGAAATTAAAGAAGGAGATTACGTAGCTTTACATCATCATTCAACGTATAATGCTATTTTGTATTTAACAGATGGAAATCCTTTATTATTACCTGAGTTAAATTTAAAGATACACCCTAAACCTGGTGATTATTATTTTTTTCCTCCTCAAATTCTACATGGAGTAGAAGCAAGTACTTCAAAAAATAATAGATACAATCTGGTTCTAAATATAGATAGTGTTAAAGAATGGGATCTACCGTCTAAAAAGAGTTAGAAACAAACCAACCAGTGGCAATATATTTAGTTCCTTTTAAAGGAGGGTTTCCTCTGTGAACATATGGGAAATGCGCAGGGAATATACAAGCAGTTCCTTTTTTAGGAGATACTCTTTGTTTTTGATATAAAAATTCTGTTTCTCCGCCTTCTTTAATATCGTTTAAATAAACCGTAAAAACTAACAGACGATCAAAATCGTCCAATTTGTTACCTCGTTCTACATGCCAGACATGGTATCCTCCAGAGGGCTCAGTCCTTTGTATTTTAAATGGACACCAATTAATGTCTGGTGGTAAAAATTCTCCTATTCCTGTCTCTTTCAAATACAAACTCAAGACATTTTCCATAGCTATTTTAAATAAAGGATTTACTTCTTTGAAGGTAATATCAAAATTTTTACTATGTACGCTGCAAGAGGTATCTTTTTTTTGTGTGGGCGGGCCCTCATGTGCTCTTCCATATGTTTTTTTAAATTTTTCTTCTTGTAAGAAACCTTTTATCAATTGATCGCATATTTGATCGTCAATAAAATTATCAAAAACACCTATGAAATCTTTAATACTATGTACTTGTTTTTTATTTTTTTTCATCGTTTTTAAAACTTCGATAAGGACCTTTTTGATCTACGTAATGAAAGAAAACTTGAGCCATGTAATCACCTTTAAAATAATTTTTTCTTCCATGCAGAACATCACATCCTAAATACATTACAGCATCTCCTGTTTTAATTTCTATATCTTTATGTTCCATATGTACAGGCCATGAAATACCACAACTATCTATATTGGCAGTTATACTAATCTCACAAGATTCTCTATCTTTATGGTCTTTTAAAATAGACCCGTACGTATATCCTCTCCAATAAGCATAAGTAGGGTACAGAGATAACTTGGACACCTCTTCTGCTTTTTTTATTTTGTTTATTAAGATAATATCCATGATAGGATCTTTATAATAACTAGGCGCATTTAAACTTTGTGTATCAAGATCTTGAATAGTAGCTTTTGCAGTCTTATCTATACAATAAGGTTGCAAAATACTTAATTCTTCTTTTGAGAAAAAATTATTTATATAAATATATTTTTGTTCTCTTATGCCAGCCAACATACCAAACTATACCTTGTTCCTTTTGTTATAGGTTTCACAGAATGTGGAAAAAGAAAATTAGAAGGAAACATTAAAACGGAACCCTCTGTTAATTTTTCTTCTCTTACTATTTTTTCTTTTTTTGTTGTAGGATCAAAAAAAATAAATTCTCCGCCTTCATAATTTGAATTTAAATTTATAATTACGGACATATATCTACTCGCACTCCCTGAACATTCATTACCCCTGTCTGAATGTCTTTCATATTTTCCACCTTCTTCGTATTTTAAAAAATCTATTTGCAATATTTTACTTACGTTACATTCAGGAAACATTATATTATAATTTAATAAAGGTATTTCTAATAATTTTATTATTTGTAAAGAAAAAATACACGGAGGGATTAGTTTGATTAAATCTTCTTTAGAACAATTACGTAACGAATAATTTCTAGGTACAAAAGAAAGGCCTTTTACATTTCTAATGTTTTTTACTTCCCCAGCAACAACAGATAAATTTTTAATATTTCTATTATCTATAAAATCAGTGACTAAATTACACCAACCAGAAGGTATTAAAGAATCAAATCTTTTGACTGTATCTATAACTTTCATTTACAAAAATTAAGAAGAATAACTAGTAGGCCTTGGTCCTTTTCTTGTTATTTGTTCTGCTGTAGTTTCTTCTCTAAGAGCCAGTTCTCCTTCTTCTCCAAAGTTTTCATTATCTACAGTGAAAACATCAGCGTCCCATTCCGCTTGAATTTGTGCTAAATGAGCTACATCAAATTTATCTATAAATTGAGAAAAATTTCCTAATACATTAGCGTCATAACTACCGTTAGGACTAGTATCTGCATACTCTACTTGATCATTATCCGTATTATCATCTGTAAATTGAATCGCATGTAGGTTTGAAAATTTAGACTGATTCCAAAATACATCATCGTCAATTACATATCCTCTTCCTGTTTCTATATTAAAATCATCTGTTTTTTTGATAATTCTTTTGTCTGGGAAGATTACTGTCCAATTTCCGTGTTTCATATTTTCTCCTTTTAAGTTTTTATAATATATACTAAAGTTATGTACTTTTGCAATACTGATTTAGCGTCTCCCGTTAAACCAGCTCCTGATATAGTATGAACATGTCCTCCGCCTCCACCAATACTTCCTCCAGCTGATAAAGTACCACTACTTCCAGGAGATCCACTAGAACTTCCAAAACCAGTACCTGGATGCGCATGAGAGGCAAGTTCTGATGCAGATAGAGTATGAGAGGCTAAATCCCCTGAAACATTTCCTGTGGCTGTTACCGTTGCAGCTCCCCCAGAACTAGCTAATGCTTTAGAGGGTGAATTATTTTGACAACATTTACCTTGTAAATTAGGTACGTTAAAAGTAGTAGATCCATTTCCTACTCCATAAGTAGTACCCACCACAGAAAATAAATCTGCATACGTAGTTCTACTGACCGCAGTTCCATCACACTCTAAAAAACCGCTAGGAATAGAACTGTCACTCCAAGGTATTACTATACCTGTGTTAACCCCTTGAATACCAGTTAGGTTTGCTGCATCAAAATCATATCTAGTCGCTTCGTAATTTGCCATTATGTTTTTATAATATACGTTAAAGTTAAATAAGGTTGAAGTACACTATCTGCTCCACCTGTAAAATTCCCTGCAAGAGTATGACCGTGACCTCCACCTGATCCTGTGCTTCCTGTGGATCCACCTGAATTACTTCCTGAAGTTCCTCCACCACCTGTTACCCAAGTTTTTACTGTTCCTGCAGGGCTACCTCTACTTCCTCCAGAAGGGTGGGTATGAGAAGGCAGTTGAGCGGTGCTAAGAGTGGTATTACCTGAAGAACCACTAACATTTCCTGTAGTAGTTACAGTGTTTGCTCCACCTGTAGAAAATTGAGCTTTACCAGGAGATTTTCCTAAACAAGTCCTATCAGTTAAATCGGGTAAATTAAAAGTACTAGAGCCGTCTCCTGCCCCATAATTAGTTCCAACTACAGAAAACAAAGCAGCATAGGTACTTCTACTAACTGCAGCTCCATTACAAGCTAAAAAACCACTGGGAAGAGTAGAGTCACTCCAAGGTACAATAATGCCTGTGTTAACTCCTTCTACATCAGTTAAAAACTGACCGTCAAAATCATATCTAGTTGCTTCGTAATTTGCCATTATGTTTTAATTATATACATTACAGTTAAATAAGGTTGTAACACACTATCTGATCCACCTGAAAAAGTTGCTGCCAATGGATGCGTATGAGCACCATCTCCTCCAGCGCCAGACGTGGAAAAAGTTCCATTAGGGCTCCAAGTTGGTTGACTTGGTACACCTTCATCGGGGGAGTTTTGAATGGGACGAGATCCTGCTCCTCCTCCAGTACGTGCTCCACTTGGATGAGTGTGTGCAGCTATGGTAGGAACAGTCAACGCTGTAGGATCAGCTCCTCCAGATACGTTCCCTGTTGCTGCAACAGCATCAGCGCCTCCAGTAGAAGCTAACGCAAAACTTGGACTTTTTGAAACAATTACTCTGTCTGTTAAATCGGGTAAATTAAAAGTACTAGAGCCGTCTCCTGCCCCATACGTGTCTGCAATAACTGCAAATAAAGCTGCGTATGTACTTCTACTTACTGCTGCACCTGCGCATTCTAAGAAACCACTAGGAACACTAGCGTTGGACCAAGGAACTATAATTCCTGTGTTAACTCCTTGAATACCTGATAGATTACTACCAGAGAAATCGTACTTCGTAGCTTCATAATTAGCCATCGATTATTTCTCCTTATAAGTCCAACCAGTAGTTGCGTCTCCTGAGTATACTAATGTAAATCCAGCGCCTTGTGTATTAATAACTAGATCAGCTGCTGCGTTGGCAATGTTAGAACTGTTTCTTCCTATAGTCAATGCGTTTGTGTTAAAATCATATCCTTGGTCTACTACAGATACTTCATCTCCAGTATTTGGAGAAGCAGGTAAAGTTAAAGCGAAAGCACCTCCATTTGTATTTGCTAAAATTTGAGCCCCTGCTTGAATTGTTTCTGCT